AGGATGGTAAGAAGCTATTAATCATTGCACCATGCAGCACTAATGTGGTGAATACCTTGGCGGCTAATGTTATGAAAAGCAATCTAGGTATCTGTAATATTATACCACCGCAGTTTGGCTACAAGCAGCATGAGCTGATGCAGGACATAGCATTGAGCGTTGGTGCTACATATTTCTCAGAGAAGACAGGGGATGACCTCAGCATAATCAGTGCTGATGATTTGGGTCATTGCTCCAAGGTGATAGTTGGACGTGACTCAACGGTCATCCTCAAAGATGATGAGGAGTCAAATGCTGAGGCGATTAAGCAGAGGGTTGCTGAGCTATGGGAGCAGAAGGAGATACTTGAGAACGCTAGCGAGAAAGAGTTCGTGCTGTCTAGGATAGCATCCCTGACAGGAGGTATTGGTGTTGTCTATGTCGGTGGGAATACTGACTTGGAGCAGAAGGAGCTATACGATAGGGTTGATGATGCGGTGTGTGCAGTACGGTCAGCATTGGTAGAGGGTATCCTTCCCGGTGCGGGTATAGCGTTACACAATGCGTCTATAGATATTCGAACCACTGACTCAGATTCTGAGGCGAAAAAAATTGCTCACGCAATTTTACAGCACGCCTTAGTAGCTCCGATATGTCAGATACTTGAGAACGGAGGTATGAGCTACTTTGACATCTACAACAGCAAGGAGAAGAAGATGATAGGTGACGGGTACAATGTCAAGACTCGTGAGTACGGTGACGTATTCAAGATGGGAATAATTGACCCGGTGAAAGTTACAAGGAGTGCGTTACAGAATGCGGTGAGTGTAGCTGTGACGATACTATCTACAAATGCAATCATAACAATGGCAAGAACATATGAGGCAGGAGAGTAAAATAATACAGGCACTGATTGAGTGCTTCCCTAACGATGCTGACCTAGGGAGAGAGATACGTAAATTATATAAACAAAAAGACAATGACACCGATAGGAAAGAACATAGTCATCAAGACGATAGACGAAGAGATTAAGACCACATCAGGTCTGTTGCTATCTGCAGAGGATGCAAGCGGCTTCAGATACAAGAAGGGTCAGGTTGTAAAGCCGGGTACTGAGGTTGATGTGATTAGTGAGGGTGACATGATATACTACGACAAGAGGTCAGGCTATACCATGCTCATCCATGACGAGCCGTATACAATTATTTCTGAGCGTGATGTCGTTGTTGTCTTATAGCGGCATTCATCTCTTTGATAAAGTTCCTATAGACCTTATCGTTATACTTGACATTCTTTGCGAACATCTTGTTTGATGATGGGGAGGTTGGAATCTCTTCACCCTCAAGCTTCTTGTATAGTGATGTCAGCATACGCTGAGCTTTGTACGATAGCTGATACAGTGCCTTCCTATCTCTAAGTCTTTTACGGAACACCTCAATCCAACCGTCATGCCTTAGCTGCTCGAAGCGATTCTTGTTCCAACTCATAAGCTCATCAAACTCCATGAACTTATCTCTATCAAAGTAATCCTCAGTCTTTAGGAACAGTAGCATATCAAGGTCCTCCTGTGTTAGACCATACTTTGACTTGATAAAATATCTTATTACCCTCCAATACTTCAAATAATCCTTATCCATAATTTTATTAAATTTGTAACAAATATAAAAAACTATGGCAACAAAGGGAAGAGTGAAAAGCAAAGGCAACAAGATATGCCCTGCAGGTATCGCTTGGGCGAAGAGAACCTTCGACAAGTATCCTAGTGCATATGCCAACCTTGCGGCAAGTAAATACTGCAAGGACCCTAACTACGCCAAGAAATCAAAAAGCAAATAATTATGCCAACAGTAAAGTACAAGTGTGGAGACACAGGAAAGATGAAAACAAAAACATTCCCATACAATGCAGTAGGTAAAGCTCAGGCGGGTGAGTTCGCTAAGACTATGAAGGGCTCTATGAAGAACAACCCCGGATATGGTATGGAGAAAAAAATGACATCGTCATACTAAGATGGGAGAGCTTCAGAAGTGGGTAGATGAGAAGTGGGTTCGTATAGGAACTGATGGCTCTATCAAGGGTGCTTGTGGTACAAGCAAGAACAAGAAGAACCCTGATAGGTGTCTACCATTGAAGAAGGCTCAGAGTATGACCAAAGCTGAGCGTGCAGCTACAGCAAAGAAGAAAAAGAAATATGGTCGCAAGGGAAAGCAGTTTGTCTCAAACACTCCCGCTGCTAAGGTGACAAAGAAATACACAAAGAGATAATGGCTGAGAAGAGTAAGATGAAATGCAACAGGGTTGTCGCTTCAGATAGACCCGGTAAGAAGAGAATGGTGAAAGCCTGTGAGGGTGGCAAGGAGAAGCTTATTCACTTTGGTGCTAAGGGCTATGGTCACAACTATTCTGCTGCAGCTCGCAAATCATTCAAGGCTCGACACAAGTGTGACACCGCCAAGTCAAAGCTTACTGCAAGATATTGGGCGTGTAAGAATCTATGGGCAGGTAAAGGTGGTAGCACGAAGTCCTCACCAAAAAATCGCCAAGGAAAATATTAGTATATTTGTAAAAAAAACTATGGGAAGAGCTTTAGTATGGTTAGGAAATAAAATCATCGCATTAGGATTGTGGTGCAAGAGAACTTGGAATAAGTTCCTTAGTAAATTAATGTTTAAAATATAAGTTATGGCAAAAATGACAAAAAGAGGAGGACCGGGACACTCTGTTTCTAAAGGAGTACAAGGAATATCTCCAATGAAAGGAGAGACTCAATCTCAATATGATGCAAGAGCAAGGAAGGCTTGGGCTCAATGTAAGAGAACAAAGGACGCACAAGGTAACACGAAATGTAAGGGCAGCTTTAATGATGCTACCCGAGTGAACTACATTCAGAATATGTCAGGTAAAAAAGATTTCTCTAAGGGCTTTGCACAGAAAGGAACAGAAGAAAATTAATGTTTAAAATATAAGTTATGGCAAAAAACAACAACGGAAAGTCTTATGCAGACGAAAAGAAAAAAGCTTCAGAGCTAGGTAAAAAAAGACAAGCAAAATTTGAGCAGTTCTGTGCTGCTAACAAAAAAGCAAACCCTAAACTAAAAAGTTGTGGGATTACTCCTGCACAAAGAGAGATACTTGATGGTATGATGACTACAGGGCAGAAGGCTTTATATGCTAAGGAAAAAGGTGGACTTACAGAAAGAGGTGAGGCAAAAGTAAAGTCAGAGATTCAATCAGAATACGGAAAAATATACGGTAAAAAATAACAATGCACAGGTTTGACGACATCCGGGCTAAGTTCAACGCTATGAAGAAGGACTCTCAGAAGAGCAGAGGTCTTGGCGATAGCATTGAGAAGTTCACTAAGGCTACAGGAATTAAGGCTGTCGTTGATAAGGTGTCTAAGGTTACAGGAAAAGACTGTGGCTGTGGTCAGAGAAGAGATGCACTAAACAGAGTGTTCCCCTATAATAGAGACTAATAATGTCAAGTCTATACCGTTCCATATTAAATGTTCAAGGTGGAGTAGATGCAGATGCACAAGCATTTATAACTGCTGCTTCAATTACAGATGCTACACAAGAAAGTGCTATAAATACTCTTGTAACTGATTTAAAAGATTATGGAGTATGGACTAAAATGAAAGCTATTTATCCGTTTGTAGGAGGAACTGCTTCAAGTCATAAATTCAATTTGAAAGACCCACAAGATACTGATGCTGCGTTTAGGTTGGTGTTTAATGGTGGTTGGACACATTCATCTAATGGTGCTTTGCCTAATGGAACTAATGGTTGGGCAGAAACATTTGTAAAAACAGGAACTGATTTAGCTTTAAATAGTACACACGTTTCAGTATATTCAAGAACTGATGCTATAGCTGCGAGTAGAATAGCTATTGGCAATTCTTATGGTGCTGCAAGTTTTGAATTATCAATGGGACTCAAAAATTCTTCAAGCAATACAACTCATAGAAATAACACGAGTTCATTTTCTCAAGTCAGTAATTTAGATTCAAGAGGTTTTTATATAGGTAATAGAAATTCATCAACACAGCAGAAAATAATAAAAAATACTACTATTAATACTTTTAATGTCAATTCAATTGCAACAACAAATAGTTTCACAATAAATATATCATCTGCTTTACAATCCAATGGTAGTGGAATAAGAGCATATTACGATGATAAAGAATTGGCATTTTCTTCAATAGGAGACGGCTTAACAGATACTGAAGCAGCTAACTTTTACACGGCAGTACAAGGATTTCAAACAACATTAAGTAGACAAATATGATACAAGTAGGACTATTAACAGAAGTACAAAAAGACGAATTAGTAGGTCAATGGTATGCACCTGATTCTTATTTTAATCCAATACAGGATATAAATAATAATTGGGTGATAAGCCAAGAAGAAATGGAGCAATGTGTTAATCCGTCTTTTGATTGGGTTAAACAATTGCCTTTAATTCCGTATGAGCCAATACCAACACCTCCCGCTCAGCCTTCTACTGACGTACCAACATAATTTTATTATCTTTGTAGAAACAAAACACAATGTCGCACATATACCCACAAGATTGGAAGTATGGAATCATCGACTCGGTAGACTTACCGAATGTTGACTTCAACGAGGACATCTATCCAAAGAATGCTAACTCATTGAGATACTCACTCGACAGCTCACAGTTTGTTATCAAGTGGGAAGAAGACCACACACCACACTTTATTGAGGATGGCACTGTTGTTCCGGCATCAATATTAAGTTGGGCTGACTGCTTAACACTTATGCAGACTCCTGCGTGGAGTGAACCTGAACCTGTAGAAGAGTAGTATGTCAATGCAAATCTCCATATCAAACGCTATAAAGGGTCAAGCTTCATCAGGAGGTTCATCCTTCGCCTCAACTAATTCATTTACCTTTGATGGAATCACTGATTATATTGAGAGTGTTGCTTCACCTTATTCAGAATTAGATGGTCAAAATAAAATGACTTTAAGTTTATGGATGAAACCAATAAGCGGTGCACCATTGTATGAATACGTAGTAACAGTACCAAGAAATTCAACTGCAGACGAACATGTTTTTTCTTTTCAACATTTTGAAAATAATTATTTAAGTTTTAGTATTGACGGCAGATTAACAAAATCTGTTCAAGCTAATATTAACGCAATAACATATGGAGCTTGGAATCATATAATGTGCGTTTTAGATGGTACTTTAAGTGGCTCTGATAGAATGAGAATTTATATCAACGGAGTAGATGAATCTTACCAAACTAACATTGGTACTTTTACTGCTTTACAAAATGCAAGTGGAGGTTTAATGATAGGTGAAGAACCACAAGGTGCTAACCATCCATATAAAGGACTTTTAGACGAGGTTGCAATATGGAGTGGTGTTGATTTAAGAAATGATGTAGCAAAAATTTATAATAACGGAGTACCTAATGACCTCAACAATATAGGATTAACAAGAGAGCCTACAACGTGGTACAGGATGGGTGAAGACGCTACTTGGACAGGAAGAGAATGGAATCCTATCCCTGACGTACAAGGAAACAATGATGCAATTAGTGGCACTCTACCTTTTGCTGCGAGGACAACTGATGTGCCAACATAATTTTATTATCTTTGTATAAAATAAAAGACAATGCCAACAATACCAAATAACGAACAGTTTATAGGAACATCAGGATTCAGAGTTCTAAAAGAGAAACGCTCAGCCTTAGTAAACAGTGGCAGTGCAGTATACACATACGCTGACTTCAAGTCAGGAGCACAGATTGCTACAGCTACTACAGGAGGAGAGGTTTCATTCACAGAGAAAGAGATTTACAACACCTCAGCATCAGCAGGAACAGGGAACATCACCAATGACCTGACAGGTGCTCAGTTAGGAATCGTACAGAAGATATATCACGAAGAAGGTTCAGCACCTTCATTCCCTGCGGGATGGGTTCTATTGGGCTCAGGTACATACAGTACAACAGCTTTGAATGTCATCTACGCTGAGTGGTGTGGTGGTACGAGAGTTGAGTATTGGATTGTACAGCCTGCGTAATGTCAAGCCTATATCGCTCCATACTAAATGTACAAGGTTCAGAGTCCTTACTCTTAGATACCTATAGCGGTGCTTCTGTAGCATATTCGTTACGTAAGCTTTCGTCTTCTTATAGCGGTTCGGCTATTAGAGTAAGACGTTCAAGTGATAACTCGGAGCAAGATATTAACTTTGTAGGTGGTGATTTAGATACAGCTTCATTGCTTTCATTTGTAGGTGTTGGTAGTGGATATATCACAACTTGGTACGACCAAAGTGGGAATACAAATAATGCTAATCAAGCAACTTTAGCAAATCAATGTCAAATTGTTTCAAGTGGTAGTTTAATCCTTGACCCCAATACAAGTAAAATATCTACAACTTGGACAAATGATAGATATTCGTTAACAAGTGGAATAAATCCTAACACAAAGTATTTGTCAATGGGTGTTTTGAATAGGACAAGTTCAGGAAATATTATAACATCAATTGGTGTAGCCGCTACATTTGCAGGTGTTAATGGACAGCAACCCTTTGTTTGGTTTCCCGCGTCAGGAAATTCCGTTAGAAGTGATATGTCAACAGCTGTTATTCACGCTACTGATTCAAGAACAGGTGCTTTTGTAGCAACAAGTTTAAAAGACGATTCAAATGTCAAGCGTGTATATTTAAATGGTTCTCAATTAGCGACAACAGGAACACAAGCAGCACAAGCAGGTGTAAATATGGATAGATTCGGACAATCAGGTCCTACTTTATTTATGAGTGGCAGATATGCTGAATATATTTATTGGAATTCAGAACAAAGCGCAAATAGAACAGGAATAGAAACAAATGTAAATACTTATTGGAATGTTTATTAACGGATACAAATACACGAATGAACAAGATGCTATTGATGCAAGAAAAGCTTGTGCAGATTACTACGGACTACCTGTTAAACCTGATGATGTAACAAAGTACTACGTAGACTACAACGAAGCAAGTTTAAATAGTCCTGTGTTTTGGTATATAGAATATTATCAAGGAACTGAGCCAATATTAGGTGAGCCTTATGAATTTGAAGTTAATGAATTACCTACTGAATAAAAAAATATGTCACAACGTGATAACAACTTCCATCAGAATGTATTAGCTGTGCTATACTACGCATCAGGCTACTTCGCAGCGTGTACAATGCTGTACGCCCCTGAGCTGTGGGTCAAGGCTGTAGGTGCTATGATACTCTTATACATCTCATATATGCTCATCGAGCAGTTCGGTTAAGTATTTATACATATAAAAAAATAATACTATCTTTGTAGATATAATAAAAGATAGAGATGGCTTACCAAAAATTACAAGCAAGCAGAGCATTAGTAGTACACACAAGTGATACTATAGATGTCCCAAATCCCGGAGCAGGAGGAATCGTTAGCACAACAACAGGTTCGGCAGCGGGAAAACTTATTGATACTACTCAAGACTTTATTGAAGCAGGTGTAAAGATAGGAGACATTATATACTCAGGTGGACCTACAGTTGCAACTGTTACAGCAGTAGATAGTGCTACTCAGCTTAGTGTTACAACTGCTGTTGGTCCGGGAAGAGCATACACCTTATACTCTTCAGTAGACCTACCAAACAACGGATGCGTTTTATATGTAGGAGGTGCAGGAGATGTTGAGCTTATTACTGCAGGTGGTGACGACCTTATATTTACAGGAGTACCGGCAGGCTCTTTTATGCCTGTTCAAGTAAAAAGAGTAAAGGCTACATCAACAACAGCGACAGGAATCATTGCACTTTGGTAAGATTTTACAGTACGTCATCTCACAATATAAATGTAAAATATAAAATAACAAATGGGACTCAGCGAGGACACAAAGATAAACCTATCACCAAAGAACTTACTTTTCATTATAGGACTCGTAGCTACATTTGTTAGTATGTACTTCAAGCTTCACGCAGAGGTGGAGGATGCCAAGCTACTACCGCCAAGAGATACTCAGGTGGATGCAGCAATCATCAAGACCTCAAATGAGATTGAGCACATCAAGGATGAAATCAAATACATAAAGACTAAGCTCAATACAATGGAGGAGCGTCTTTATGAACTTCAACAATAATTATGATTTGTAAATGCTGTAGACAGCCGATACCATCTAAGTCAAAGTACCTATGGATATTTGACAATGGGCATGGTGGGATAATAGATGGCGTATATCAGACAGCAGGAAAGCGTAGTCCTATATGGTCAGATGGCACTCAGCTATTTGAGGGCGAGTTCAATAGGGCTATTGTAGATAGACTCGTAAGATACTGCAAGTCTGAGAATATTGACTATGTTAATCTTGTAGACACCGAGGAGGATGTGCCTCTATCGGATAGAACAAAGAGAGCAAACGATATATATAGAAACTCAGAGAAGCCCTGCATATATGTGAGCATTCACGCCAATGGATTCTCAAGCGAGTCAGCAAACGGATGGGAGGTATATACCTCTCCGGGAGAGACAAGGTCCGACCACATCGCTGAGGTATTGTTTAATGAAGCAGAGAAGGAGTTTCCTAACTACAGTATGCGTAAGGATACAAGTGATGGAGACCCTGACAAGGAGTCTAACTTCTACGTGTTGGTAAACACAGCTATGCCTGCGATACTCTCTGAGAACTTCTTTATGACAAATGAGAAGGAGTGTAAGAATCTCTTAATGACAGAGAGTGGTAGAGATAGGATTGCTAAGATACATATTGAAATGATAAATAAAATCGAGAACGAATGAAAGAAATATTAGGAAGATTATTTGGAAAAGGTTCAGGAGTTGTAGAGCAGATAGGTGGCGTTGTAGACAAGTTCGTAAGAACCAAAGACGAGAAGGCTCAGTTTGAAAAAGAGATGGCAGAGATTTTAATAAAGGCTGAAGCTGATATGCAGAAGAATGTTACCGAGAGATGGAAGTCAGATATGGCTTCAGACTCTTGGCTATCTAAGAACGTAAGACCTCTCGTGTTGATATTTTTAATTTTCAACACAATGCTGTTGATATTTATTGACGCAGGATTTATAAACTTCAAGGTCGAAGATAATTGGGTAAGCCTGTTAGAGGTCCTACTTCTTACGGTTATCGCTGCATACTTTGGAGGAAGAACGTGGGAGAAAACAAGAAAGAAATAATTTCTATCTTTGTATAAAATATAATAAAATGAAATTAAATGAAAACGAACTAAGTCTCTTGCAGGGATTGCACGAAGACTTTAACAAAGCAAAGATGTCTTTAGCTGATGTAGAGCTACAGAAGCATTCAATACTTAAAGGTATAGAAAGATTAAAGGAGCACTTTGCCAAACACGAAAAAGAACTAATAGAAAAATACGGAGCTGATTCTGTAATTAATATTCAGACAGGAGAGGTGACAGAAAAGAAAGACTAAGATGGCAAGAATAAGTACATACGATAACGCAAGTCCTGTAACATTATCGGACAAGGTAATAGGGACATCGGTAGGTGCAACACCCGCTAATGCAACAAAAAACTTTTTGGTTAGTGATATCCTTGCATTATTTGAGGGTCAGATTAATTTACAGGATGTACTTAATGCAGGCAACACAGCTACTCAAGATATAATACTTACAGGAAACATTACCGTTACAGGAGGCAACGTAACTATAGGCGGAGGTCTTGTTGATGGCACATCATCTTTAGGTACTTCAGGTCAAGCTCTTCTATCAAATGGAAGCACTGTGTATTGGGGAGATGTAGCTGAAAGTAGTATATACACAGGAAGCGGTACAGTTCCTGATGCAACAGTTGCTACTCTTGCAGGTTCGCTTACTTGGTTAGATGGAGCTATGAAAAGAGTTGTTGGGGCAAGAAACATTGTTGAGGTTACTCAGGAATCAGATATGCCTGCAACATTAGTCGCAAGTACAGTTTATGTTATAAGAGGAAGAGTTACTTTTACCTCTTCGAGAACTGTATCGAATGCCAACTGTGCTGTCATAGGTCTCGATAGAGATACTGACCTCATAAATTGGACGGGAGCAGGAGCCTTGTTTACTGTTACGGAAACTGATTTTACATTAAGGTCTTTAGGTTTTACTTCATCTGAGTTAGGGGCTTCTATATTAACGGGAACAAACTTAGATGCTTTAGAATATAATGACGGAAGAGATAAGATTATATCTATTAACGATTGTGATGTCCGAGGACTTGCAGGAGTTATGGACTTAAATGGTTTTAAGCTTATAGACATAGACAACTGCGTGTTTAGATATGTAAGAGCTACAAACTTTGGATTAAGATTTCAAGATGTAGACCAATTGTCTATTCAGAACTCACAATTCTTTGATTGGTTCAACGATTCGTCTCCGGGAACAGGTTACGCTACCGTTCCTATGATAGAGCTTGAAGCAAATAATATCTCTTCTTTTCTATCTGTTATTGTTGATGGATGTTACATCCACCCACAAGATGTACAAAAAGGAATGGAGATAAGCACTTCAAGTACCACACTTTATGGAGTTATATCTAATAATGTTTGGGCAAATGCAGGTCTTGGAACTTTATCAGATTTATTCCCTAATGATTATTCTGACGCTTCTATGGTTGGATATAACATATCAGGAAACAGAGGTATAGAAGATTCATCTGCATATATTTTAGCATCAGTTGCAAGGAATACTAATACTACAACTATAACAACCATCAACACGCCTGTTCGGGTAGACCTTGGTGGTTTAGCTACAGCAGTGGAGTCTGAAAGATTCTCTGTATCTACAGGTGGATTAATAACTTGTAATCAATCACAAACCTTTAAAGGAAAGATTAGTGTTTCTATATCTCACTACTCTCCTACAGGAAATGATGACTTTAGATTTTTAATTAAAAAAGGAGCGACAATACTTACATCAAGTGGAATTGTTGACCATTCAGCCAATAACATTACAGAAGTAACTCTTAATTTTATTACACAATTTACTAATGGTACGACTCTTGAGTTGTGGGTTGAGAACATAACAGGAACACACGATATCCTAGTAACGGATATGCAGTTCTCTATTCACGAGTAATGGACATTAGAAAGATATCAATAGGAGCTGACTATAAGGGTGGTGCAATGCACTACATTGTAGGTCAGGAAGTGTTGGGCTCTAAGTATACTATACATCTTATAAAGTTTTATCCTGATAGTGAGTCTATAAAGATATGGATTCAGCAGGGAGATGAGATAATGCTATGGAAAGAGTTCACCCGAACAATGCCAATTTCAATTGAATACAATATAAATTTTTAAATGAAGTCACCGTTTTACTTTATAGCAAAATCAAAAAACGGCAAGCGATATAATAACACAAAGAAGATAGGAGGGATTGATTTCATAACAAGCACCTCCGAAGAGGACCATAAGTTCTCTACTCGCTATGCCACAGTCATAGAGACACCCATAGGATACACAGGACCAATACAGATTGGAGACACCCTGCTAGTTCATCACAATGTATTTAAGTTCTATAATGATATAAAAGGAAGGAGGCAGAGTGGTAAGAGCTTCTTTAAAGAAGATATGTTCTTTATAGATGAGGAGCAGTTCTTTATGTATAAGCACAATGGCGAGTGGCACTCATACGATAGGTACTGCTTTGTTAGACCTATACCTGCAGAGGATTCATATATGTTCAAGCCTTTCTCAGAAGAGCCACTTATGGGAGAGATGGTGTACCCTAATGATTACCTGAAGTCTAAAGGTATAAGCTCAGGAGACAGGGTATGCTTCAAGCCTGAGAGTGAGTATGAGTTTAATGTAGAGGGAGAGAAGTTATACAGGATGTATGACCACCAAATAACAGTAAAGCTATGAAAACAAAAGAAATTAAATTAAGGATAATAGAGGCAGGTATGAAGGCTGTAGAGCAGCTTATAAAGGTAGCTAAGGAGGATATTATAAAGCCCGACCCTGATGATGAGCTAGCGGCAGATAGACTAAAGAATGCTGCTGCTACAAAAAAGTTAGCTATATTTGATGCATTCGAGATACTCTCAAAGATAGAGGGAGAGAAACAAAACATAGAGGTCTCAGAGCGTGGGGCAACAAAGATAGATACAAAACAAGGATTTGCAGAAAGAAGGTCAAAATAACTTATACAGTGTTCTAAAGGATTATATACCATCAAAGGTGGTAAAGAATAAGAACAGGGTAAAAAGTTGGACATATGGATATAATGACAAGTATGATGTCATAGTAATATCCAAGTCAGGACAGATAGGAGATGTTGTAACTATCAACGGTTTGCGTATTGCCTTACCTCCGGCTCCTGAGAAGTTATCAAAAGAAAAAGATTATTGGGAACGTAAAGATATTCCAAGGGAGCTTGACAGGATACAGTCGATATTCCAATGGAATGAGATGCCTTCAGAGTTTAAGAACAGATGGGTAGACTATATCGAGGAGGAGTTTGATAGACGAGAGGATGGGTATTGGTTTATGAACAACGGTATCAAGACATATATCACAGGAGCCCACTATATGTACCTTCAGTGGACAAGTATTGATGTGGGATACCCTGACTTCAGGGAGGCTAACAGAATACTATATATCTATTGGGAAGCCTGTAAGGCAGACAAGAGATGCTTCGGGCTAGACTACCTAAAGATTAGACGTTCAGGATTTTCATTTATGTCATCATCGGAGTGTGTCAACACAGGTACGCTAGCAAAAGACTCTAGGGTGGGTATACTATCAAAGACAGGTAGCGATGCCAAGAAGATGTTTACAGATAAGGTTGTTCCAATATCACAGAGGCTACCATTCTTTTTTAAACCTATTCAGGATGGTATGGATAAACCAAAGACTGAGCTAGCGTTTAGGATTCCTGCATCAAAGATTACAAAGAAGAATATGTCTACCATTAATGATACAGAGATGGAGGGACTTGATACCACAATAGATTGGAAGAACACCGATGACAACAGCTACGATGGTGAGAAGCTACTTTTGCTTGTACATGATGAGAGTGGTAAGTGGCTAAAGCCTAATAACATACTAAACAATTGGCGTGTTACAAAGACCTGTCTTAGATTAGGTAGTAAGATTATAGGTAAGTGTATGATGGGCTCAACATCAAACGCACTAAACAAAGGGGGTGAGGAATTTAAGAAGCTTTACAATGACTCTGACCCTACAAAAAGAAATGCTAACGGTCAGACTAAGAGTGGGCTATATAACCTATTTATTCCTATGGAGTGGAACATGGAGGGGTTTATTGATAGGTACGGGATGCCTGTGCTTAGAAAACCTAGCACCCCTATACTTGGAGTGGATGGTGAGATGATTGACAATGGAGCTATTGACTATTGGGAGGCTGAGGTTGAGTCGCTGAAGAACGACCCCGATGCTCTCAACGAGTTCTATCGTCAGTTTCCAAGGACAGAGTCTCATGCATTCAGAGATGAAAGCAAGCAGTCTCTGTTTAACTTAACAAAGATATATCAGCAGATTGATTATAATGATTCACTAATCAAGGAGCACCACCTCACTCGTGGTAGCTTTCATTGGAAGGATGGAATAAAAGACAGCAAGGTAATATGGAGCCCCGACAAGAGGGGAAGGTTCCTTGTAAGTTGGACACCAAGCAAGGGGCTACAGAACTCGGTTATTGAGAAGAGAGGTATTAAGTATCCGGGCAACGAGCATATCGGAGCCTTTGGTTGTGACTCATATGATATTTCAGGAACAGTAGGAGGGGGTGGGTCTAACGGAGCTTTGCATGGATTGACTAAATTCAACATGGATGATGCCCCCTCTAATGAATTTTTCTTGGAGTATGTAGCAAGACCACAGACAGCAGAGATATTCTTTGAGGAGGTACTGATGGCGTGTGTGTTCTATGGTATGCCCATACTTGTAGAGAACAATAAGCCTAGGCTGCTATATCATTTTAAGAATAGGGGGTATAGAGGTTTTAGTATAAACAGACCCGACAAGCACTATAACAAGCTGTCTCGCACAGAGAGAGAGCTTGGAGGTATACCTAACTCAAGTGAGGACGTTAAGCAGTCTCACGCCTCAGCTATTGAGTCATACATAGAGAAGTATGTAGGCATAGATTTAAGTGGAACATACAGAGATATGGATGACATGGGCTCAATGATGTTCACTAGAACGCTTGAGGATTGGGCAAAATTTGATATTAGTAACAGAACAAAATACGATGCCACTATTAGCTCAGGGTTGGCGATTATGGCTAACCAAAAGAATGCGTACCTGCCTGAGAAAAAAGAGTCGAAAATAAGTATTAACTTTGCAAGGTATAGTAATAAAGGAACAATAAGTGAATTAATTAAAAGATGAAAGACGTAAAGGTAAACATTTCATCTGCAGGATTCCCTAGTCAATTTGTATCTGACGCTGAGAAAGCAACGGAAGAATTTGGATTACAGGTAGGTCAAGCCATTCAATATGAATGGTTCAAAAGAGATGGGAGTTCTTGTAGGTATTACAGTCAGATGAGAGATTTTCATAGACTGAGACTATATGCAAGAGGGGAACAATCTATTGCAAAATATAAAACAGAGCTAGCCGTAGACGGTGACTTATCATATCTAAATTTAGATTGGACACCTGTTCCTATATTACCTAAGTTCGTAGACATAGTTGTTAACGGGATGTCAGACAGGCTGTTTAGAGTAAAGGCTTACTCTGAGGATGCATTGTCACAGGCAAAGCGTAGCAAGTATCAAGATATAATTGAGGGACAGATGGCAGCTAAGGAGGTTCTTCTTACTATACAAGAGAAGTCGGGTGTAGACCCATTCGCTATGAATCCTGCCGAGCTTCCTGAGAACGATGAGGAGCTAGCCTTATATATGAATCTAAACTACAAGCCTGCTATAGAGATAGCAGAGGAGGAGGCTATTGATACCATATTCTCAGAGAATCATTATCAGGATATTAGAAAGAGACTAGACTATGACCTTACTGTACTAGGTATTAGTGTAGCTAAGAATGAGTTCCTTCCGGGCTCAGGGGTAAAGGTGTCGTATGTAGACCCTGCAAATGTGGTGTATAGCTATACCGAGGACCCACACTTCAAAGACTGCTTCTATTGGGGAGAAATAAAGACCTTGCCATTAACGGAGCTACTGAAGATAGACCCTACATTAACTAAAGAAGACCTAGAGAAAATTAGTAAGTACGGGCAGAGTTGGTATGACTACTATAATGTTGCTCAGTATTATGACAACGATATCTTCTATAGAGACACCTGTACCTTGATGTACTTCAACTACAAGACCACAAAGAAGATTGTATATAAGAAAAAGATTCTTGAGGGTGGAGGAGCTAGAGTTATAGAGAAGGATGATTCATTCAATCCACCACAAGAGATGATGGAGGAAGGAAGATTCGAGAAGATAGAGAAGACTATTGATGTATGGTATGATGGTGTAATGGTTATGGGAACAAACATTATGCTTAAGTGGGAGCTTGCAAGAAACATGGTACGACCAAAGTCAGCAAGTCAGCACGCACTACCAAACTATGTTGCTGTAGCACCAAGAATGTATAAAGGAAACATTGAGTCATTAGTAAGACGAATGATTCCTTTCGCTGATTTAATTCAGATGACACACCTAAAACTACAGCAGGTGATATCTCGTGTTGTACCTGACGGTGTATATATTGATGCCGATGGGCTCAATGAGGTAGACCTAGGTACAGGCTCGGCATACAACCCTGAGGATGCACTAAGGCTATACTTCCAAACAGGTAGTGTTATAGGTAGAAGCTATACTCAGGATGGTGAGTTTAATAATGCTAGGGTTCCTATCACTGAGCTTACATCCAACTCAGGAGCAAGTAAAGCTCAGATGTTGATATACAACTATAACCACTACCTTGATATGATTAGAGCGGTGACAGGACTTAATGAGGCTAGAGATGGTTCTACCCCCGACCCTAACTCATTAGTGGGATTACAGAAGCTTGCAGCATTAAACTCAAACACAGCAACAAGACATATACTAGATGGTAGTCTTTATATATATAGAACACTTGCTGAGTCATTAACATATCGTATTGCAGATATACTAGAGTATTCAGACTTCAAGGATGAGTTTATTAATCAGATAGGTAAATATAATGTAAGTATACTTGGAGATATCTCTGAGCTTTACCTATATGACTTTGGTATATTCATAGAGGTTAGCCCTGATGAGGAGGAGAAAGCTCAGCTTGAGCAGAACATTCAGATGGCACTATCTAAGAATGACATCAACCTTGAGGACGCTATAGATATTCGTGAGATTAGAAATATCAAGATGGCTAATCAGTTCCTGAAGATGAAGCGTAAAGCACTTCAGCAGAGAGAGAGCGAGATGGCTATGCAGCAGCAGGCTATGCAGCAGCAGACTCAGCTACAGTCACAGCAGATGGCGGCAGAGGCTGCAATGCAGAAGATACAGGCTGAGACACAGTCTAAGATGCAGATTAAGCAGGCTGAGGTTGCTTTTGAGATTGAGAAGCTTAAGCACGAGGCTGAGCTTAAACGTCAGCTTATGCAGACTGAGTTTGATTTCAATATGCAGCTACGTGATGTTTCAGAGGGAGCACTGCAAAGTAGAGAGGACCAAAGAGAGAAGGCTAAGGCAGAAAGAATTAGTCAGCAGAATACTCAGCAGTCTCAGCTTATCAATCAAAGAAAGAATAATCTACCTCCACAGACCTTTGAATCTAACGAGGATAGCTTAGATGGTTTTGATTTAGCCGAGTTTGAACCTCGATAAAATCGTTAAAAAAAATAACTAACTTTGTAAAAATTAAATTAAATGGAAATTAAAGTAAAAGCAGTTGAGTCTCCTGAGACTAAATCTATTCAGGAAGTGGAGAAAGAGCTTCTTGAAAAGCATGAAGAGTCATTGAATAATGAAGCAGGAGAGACTAACAATAGCGGAGTGGAAGAAAGCACTGAGAGTGCCGCCACCACACAAGAGCAAGAAAGTGTACAGCCGCAAGGCGAAGCACAAGAAGAATCCTCAGAGTTAAGTGAGGAAGACGTTCTTTCATATATTGGAAAAAGATATGGCAAGGAAATCAATTCATTCGATGACTTGATGACTGAGCGAGAATCTTCAGAGGAACTACCTGAAGATGTAGCAGCCTATCTAAAATATAAACAAGATACGGGGCGTGGATTTGAAGACTTTGTAAAGTTACAGCAAGACTTCGATGAGATGCACCCTGATGATTTGCTAGAGTCTTATTATAAAGCCACAGAGGAAGGGCTTGATGATGACGACATAGATATAATGTTAGACGAGTTTGACTATGATGAAGAGATAGATGATGAGTCTGAGGTTAAAAAGAAAAAGCTAGCAAAGAAAAAAGAGATTGCAAAAGCTAAGAGCTACTTCAATGAGATGAAGGAACAGTACAAGCAGCCACTTGAGTCAAGGGTTAGTGAGAGTTCCCAAGTCGATACTGAAAAGCTTGAGGCTTACGAGCAATATATAAAATCTGCTGAGACCCAAAAGGAAGAGGGTGAGCGTAGAAGACAGTGGTTTACTGAAAAGACCGATGAGGTTTTTGGAGGAGAGTTCAAAGGTTTTGAGTTCTCTGTTGACGGTAACTCAATTCTATATTCACCACAGTCTGTAGATGCAATGAAGAAGGAGCAGTCTAATGTAATGAACTTTATAAATAAGTTTATGACAGAGGATGGCTTAATCTCCGATGCTCAAGGATACCATAAGGCGATAGCAGTTGCATCAAACCCTGAGAAGTTCGCTCAGTTCTTTTATGAGCAAGGTCGAGCTTCAGCTACTGAGGATGTTGCACGCAAGATGAAAAACATTGATATGTCTGAGCGTAAGACACCTGAGGTAACGTCAAGGGGCGGAGTGCAGGTTCGAGCTGTAAACCCTGATTCGGGTAGAGGCTTGAAAATAAGAAGTATAAAAAGAAAATAATTTTAAAAAAAGAAAAAGAAAATGGCAGTAGACCCAACACCGGGATTTGACTTGCAGCCATCTGCAACTCAGATTCCCACAGCAACAAACTACATTACCAACTTCGACTTCTTGAATCAGTATCTCCCTGATACTTATGAGAAGGAGTTTGAGCGTTATGGTAATAGAACGATTGCATCTTTCCTACGTATGGTAGGAGCAGAGATGCCGTCAAACTCTGACCTTATTAAGTGGGCAGAGCAAGGAAGATTACACACTAAGTACACAGGCGTAGGTACAGCGGCAGCAGCGGCAGCTGACACCGCAGTATTCCAAGTGAATGATGTTTTAGCACCTGCAGGTTCAACAGCAGGAGCTTTAGGTACAGCACAGATTGCTCTAAGAGTAGGGCAGACTGTTATGGTTGTTCAGAATGGAGGTACAGGAAGCAACAAAGGTATTATCACTGCAGTTGACCTTCCTAACGACCAATTCACTGTAGCCTTCTATGAAGCAGGTGGACTTGTAACAGCGGGTACAGGATTAGGTAGTAATGACGTAACAGTATTCATCTACGGTTCTGAATTTAAGAAAGGAACTGAAGGAATGAGTGGTTCTTTAGAAGCTGATGACACTATCTTTGAGAACTCTCCAATCATCTTGAAAGACAAGTATGCAGTATCAGGTTCTGATATGGCACAGATTGGATGGGTTGAGGTAACAACTGAGAACGGAGCTACAGGATACCTATGGTACATGAAGTCTGAGCACGAGACTCGTTTACGTTTTGACGACTATCTTGAGACAGCAATGATTGAAGCAGTTCCTGCAGAAGCAGCAGGTGGTGCAATCGCAGCAGGATTCAAAGGTTCTGAAGGTATCTTCTACGTTGTAGAAAATAGAGGTAACGTATTCAGCGGTGGTAACCCAACTTTATTATCAGACTTTGATAATATCATTTCAAGATTAGACAAGCAAGGTTCTATCGAGGAGAATGTTATCTTCCTAGACCGACAGTTCTCTTTCGACATTGATGATATGTTGGCACAGCAGAACTCTTACGGAGCGAATGGTACATCTTACGGATTGTTTGAC